GAATCATCTTGATCTTCGGGGCAGGGGCGCTGATGATGGGTCTGCTCTTGAGGATCAGGCCCCAGTCACGCCAGGAATGCTTATCGCTGAAAATCACGCCCTGCATATCAATTCCCCCTTCCTCTTCTGTTTGAGATGGTGCCAAGCCTTGTATCCATTGCCGGGGCAAGCTGACCGACCACAGCGCCCGTGTCAAGTACAACGCTCTTCTGCTGTGCCAGGAGTGTGACCACCTGGGTCAGCAGGGATTCAATCTTGCTGCTGCCGCCGCCGCGCCAGATGTCAGCATTGGTTTTATTAAGGACGGCTTCATCTTTGTGGAGCCTGGCAACGTACCCATCACTAGGCACACGGTCAAGGCCGACAGCAAAACTGCGCCCCTCGCCCGTGCCTTCGCTGGTGCCGCCGCCGAAGCTGCCTGATACGGTCGGATTGATGCCGAAATCGACATTGAACCACCCGCTAATGGTAGAAAGAACCGATTGCCAGCCAGCCTGAATGTTTGATGTGATTTCAGACCATGACGGCATGTCCACGCCGAACGTGACCTTGAAGAAATCATTGATTGCAGGAACAATGGTATTGTCCCAACCGTTTGCAATGCTGGCTGTAATATCTGCCCATGTTGGCATGTCCACGCCGAACGTGACCTTGAAATAGTCCTTGATGGCGGGAAGCACTGTTTCATCCCAGCCCTTTGCAATGTCAGTAGCAAGCTGGCTGTAATTCTTCGGAATGTCAATAATGGCCTGAACGATAAAGGAATTGCCGATTTCGGTCTTGATCTGCTCCCACTTGGCCAGGACATTTGCCTTGAACGTGTCCCAATCCGGCAGATCAATATTGAAGTTGGTTTTCCAGTCTTTCTGAATCGCTGGCCAAACCTCCTCACGCCATGTGGTTCCGAAGTTTGCAAACGAAGTGACGATGCTTTCAATGTGCGGAACAGCCGCATTGACCATATCGGCAATCTTGTTTTTGATGCCTGTCATGATTGGTTCGCCAATATCGGCCAGCTTTCCAATCGCAGCATTCAGATTATCCTGTGCTTCATTGGCCTTCATGACATTTTCAGCCGTCTCTTTGTATTGGGTACCAGCTGCCCTGTATGAGTTATACAGGACATCCATGATGAGCGCTTGCCGCTCTTCCGTTGTCAGACATGCCTGAAGCTGCTTGTTGAAGTCTTCTTCAGAGATACCAACCCAGTTGAGGGCATCGGCCAGATTTCCAGTGACGGTGCCGACCTTCGCCGTTTCGTTGGCAGCTTCGGTCAACCCTTCGATGGGAAGCTTGCCCTGCATGACTGCGAAAACGCCTGTACAGATCTCCACCCACTTGGCAAGTTCTTCTTCCGTTTCGCACATCAGCGCCAGCGCCGTTACCGCTTCAACAGTCTGGCCAGTATCGCCAAGCACGGCCTGAAGCGCCTTGTATGTTTTAAGCGCTGCTTCCGAAGAAAAGCCATTGGTTACAAATGCGGTATCAAGCTGGGCCATGGCTGTTCTGTATTCACGGGTGCCTTCTACTGTTGCAGTGAATGCCGCCGCAATAGCTGCACCTCCAGTCATTACAGCCTTGCCAATCTTGATGGATGCCGCTCCGACATCTTTGAATGCCTTCTGGATGCGGTCACCTGTTCTTTCGGCCTTCTCTGCCGTGTCAGTCAGGGCGCTGTTTGCGTCCCTGTTATTGATGGCAATGGTGCCGAAAAGTTCAAATATATTCATGTGTATCACCGCCTTTTTATGCACAAAAAAGGCCGTGATGCACGGCCTTTATCGTGTATTGCCCCTCAATGCGTGGGCATATCGGTCAGACAGTCTGCCGTCAATGGCTGGCACCAGTTCCCCAATCAGCGCCCCGGAATCCAGCCGGACAGCGTGAGGGATAGCCCTTGCAAGGAAATCCATCATCAGCCTGTTCTGCTCAATCAATGTGCGGATCAGGTCTTCATTTCTGTCCTGCATCGCTTCCCGGACATAGCCCTGAAGCTTGTCAATCGGGGTCACCGCTTCCGCTCCGGCTTCGCCCACGCCCTGAAATCCCTGCGGGGTGGCAAAGATGGTCGGCTGGTCAAAGATAGCGCCTTCCGCATTCCATTTGACACTGAAGCTGGGCAGCTTGCCCTTTCCGGCGATGCCGAAGGGAGCCTTGCCGCCGCTGACGGAAATCTTCGGGATTTTGAAATTGCTGAAAATCTTGCCGATGCTCAGAGGGAACAGGCCCTTGATTTTGTCAATGGCCTTCTTCACGCTCTGGCGGGCACCGTCTATCTTGTCGGCAATCGTGTCCTTGATGTCCCCGAAGGTCTTTTTCACAGTCTTCAGCGCATCCTTGAAATCACCGAACTTGCTCTTGATGCCCGATATGGCAGAACTGCATACAGACTTGATCTTCGCCCACATGTTCAGCCAGAAGTCACGGAAGCCCTTATTGTTGTTCCATAGGTAGACGAAACCTGCAACAAGCCCAGCCAGTAAAGAGATGACAAGACCAATAGGGTTGGCACGGAGCGCTGTGTTGAACAGCAGGATGGCCGCACGGGTGCCCTTGATGGCCTTGGTGGCCGCGCTCATAATGGAACCCCATTTAAGCACAAGCAGGAAGGCGCTCACGGATACGGTTGCCCCGATGATGACCGCCGCCCATGCGTCAATGGTGGTCTGGTTGTCCTTAATCCACTTCTTCAGATCCTTCACTTTCTTTATGAAGTTTTCGATGTGGGGGACAGCCGCCGTGACCATATCGGCCACCTTGTTCTTGATTGCCGTCAGGATGGGTTCGCCGACCGCACCCAGCTGCGCAAAGGCGCTTGTCAGTTTCTCCTGCGCCCTGTTGGCGGCAAGAACGTCCTTGTTTGTCTCCTTGTACTGTGCAGATGCGTCCTTGTAGGTGCCGTTCAGCGTTTCCATAATCAGCTTCTGCCGCTCCTGCTCAGAGGAACAGGCGGCAAGCTTGTCGTTGAATTCGTCCTCGCTGATTCCAGCCCAGTTGAGTGCATCCGCAAGACCGCCCGTGACCGTGCCGACCTTTGCCGTTTCATTGGCTGATTCGGTCAGGCTTTCGATGGGCAGACTGTCACCAAACGTGGCATACACGCCCGTGCAGATATCCGTCCATGTGGCCAGGTCTTTTTCATTGTCCGTCATCACGGCAAGGTGATTGGCGGCTTCCACCGCCTGGGCCGTATCGCCCAGCACAGCCTGAAGGTCGGAATAGGTCTGCTTTGCCGCCGCGCTGGAATGCCCGTTGGTCACAAAGGCTGTGTCCAGCTTGCCCATTTCCGTCCTGTATTCCCTTGAACCCTCAATGGCGGCAACCCATGCCGTGCCCAGCACAGCACCTGCCGTCATGATGCCTTTGCCTATGGTCACCGCTGCGCTTCCGATCCTGCCGAATGCGGATGCCACCTTGTCACTGGCATCATTCGCCTGTGCAGAGGTGTCCGCAAGCGCCTTGTTTGCCTGGTCATTGTTGACCGCAATGGTGCCCAGAAGCTTGAATAACTCCATGATATTCACTCCTTCTGTCGAAGAAGTGACCTATCTCCCCTCATGAGAACAGGCTGTCCATGATGGACTTCACGCCCTGCTCGTCAAGGTCTGCGTCTCTGCTGCCCGTGGTGCTGCCGTGGGTGGTGCTGACAGGCTTGCAGACACGCCGTTTGAATTCGTCAAAGCTTTCCTGCGTGTAGCTGTGGATGTACATGGCCCACAGTTCACGCCGCTGTTCCTTTTCGGCTTCGGTCTTCCTGCGCTCATTTTCTAGCCTCAGGAATTCGTCCACGAAGGTTCCAAACCGCCCTTGCTCAATATACAGGCGCATCAGATCCATGGGACTGCTGTATCTGGAATACAGCAAGTCCATGAACCTGACTTCCCCGATCACAACGATTTGGAAACAGCCACGAAAAAACTTGCATTCCTTTCGTTTTTGACGATATCCCAGATCATCATGGGCGTGGTGCCGAACTCCATGTCCTCAATCTCATTGACAGGGATGCCGGACACATCGGCAAGCAGGGCATACACGTCATCATGCACCTTGTCCATGTTGCGGATAACAGACATGACAAGCTTCATCACGACCTGTGCGCCGACTTCTTCCACGTTCTTATTTCCCGCCATGACCTGCCCAAAGATGGTGGACAGATCGCCGGGAAAGACCTGGGCGATGATGTGAAGGATGGGCCAGAGGTCTTTGTCCTTCAGTCTGCGCAGGGTATACGGTCTTTCGGTCATTTCCATTTCGTTGTTCATCGTGGGTTATCTCCTTTCGTTATGCAGCGACATCGGAAGCGTTGACCGCCGTCCAGCCTTCAGCCTTGCGGATGAAGATGGCATACGGCAGCTTCTGAACGCCATATTCGATGTCAGAATGACACTCAAAGGTGCCCTTGAAGACGGTGTTGACCTTGGTCTTCGGCTCAGAGGTGTGGCCGCTGGTGCAGAGCGCCTTCTTGAAGATAACAATCATTTCACGGCCATCCAGCAGATGACCCCAGAAGCCGAAACCTTCATAGAAGTGGCCCTTGCGCAGATGCTCATCAGAGGTGATGACATCAAAGTCACCGTCCGTGGTAGCACCCAGCTTGCCGATGACCTGATTCTTCACAAATTCCGCAGTCAGTTCAATGAAGCTGACCTCCATCATGGCCTTCTCGCCGACCTTGACCTTCAGTTCCTCCACGGGAACCAGCACACCGTCAGCCGGAACATCAAAGAATTCCGGGGTGATGGTCAGGGTGCCGCCCTCCTGGGTTGCGCCCTTGATTGCCGCCTTGACGGCATCTTCGGTCGGGGCCACCTTTTCGTCATAGGTCACGCCCGTGAAATACACACCCGCACCGAACGGGATGTTCATGGGGGTGCCCTGCGTTACGCCGCTATGAAGCATTTAGCTCACTCTCCATTCCTGTACACTCAGATTGATCTTGATGCCCTTCAGGGACATGTCACCCGTGGGCACATGCTCCCCATGGGAATAGAAAACGGCAAGCCCTGTGCCATCCGGCAGGATGGTGGTGCTTGCCGCCGCCTGTTCGATTTTTGCCTTGGCACGTTCCAGAAGCAGCCATTCCTTGCGGGTGAAGCCCCGCAGGATGAACGTGAATTCCTTGTGCCCGTTTTCGTGCCTGTCCATGGTCGGCACTTCAATGACCTCGCCCGTGAAGTAGTAGTCCTCCGGGGGCTTCTCTTTCCATTCCATGAAGGCGTAGGGGATGGAAAGGCTGTCCATCAGGTTGCTGATATAGGCAAGTGCAGCTTCAGTCATTTTTCCATCTTCTCCTTCAGCAGTCGTTTCAGCTGTGCAATGGCCGGATTCTTCACCGCTGTGAATGCCTTCTCCAGCGTGTAGTTGGGTCTTCGTCCGTTGGTGGCGTAGGCATCCAGCCCGTCTGCCCGCATGGATTCGGCCACAGCCTGTGCTTCATCCTTGTCACGGTATTCCGCGCTGGATTTATCGCCGGACTGCTGGCCCTTGACATAGACCCACCAGCCCGGTCGGCCACGCTTGCCGCCGTTCTTGGCTGTGTCGGCATATGAGCCTGTGCCGAATTCCTCCCAGTAGCCTTCCTCCAGCGGGGTGCCGACCGTAGCAACGCCGTCATCCAGTTCCACGGTGTTTGTGTAGGAACCCTTCAGCCGCTTTCCGGCATCGTCTTCCATCACGCAGTTCCGCTGCGCATGGGACGTGACTTCATTGGCCGTTTCCAGCAGCCATTGCTTGGTCGTTTCATCCAGAACGCCCATGACCTCCACGGAAAAATCCTTGAACTGCACCTCACCCGCCATGTCACTGACCTCCCGTGTACTTCAGATAGAATTCCAGCTGGGAGCCTGTGCCCATCTCCATGGGGTTGTCAATCAGCAGAATGTCATATGCCTTGCCGCCGACCAGCATTCTGGCGTTTTCAGCCGTGATGCCGTCCTTCAGCTTCACATAATCGCTGATGAAGTAGTGGGTGCTTTCCTGGATCTTGGCATAATAAGTCAGTCTGCCGGAATCGCCGGAAGCCAGGTCAAGCCATCCGCGCAGGGTCTGGGCATCCGTCCATGTTGCCACCTGCTCTCCGATGGCATTCTTGGTCACGCTTCTGGTCTGGATGACTGCCTTGATGTTGCCGCCAATGCCCCTCATCTTCGGCCCACCCCCTGGCCAAACCGTGCTTTCATGTACGGACGCAGGAAGCCCATCAGGGAAGAGGGATAGCCCATGACGCTGTTCCCTGCATCCATGTTGAAGTATGTCACGGAATGGCGGGAAATCGTCTCAGACGCAACGCCGACCTTCTCCCGGTTGTCCAGTTCCCACTTCATCAGATTGACCACGCCCATCTTGACATCCATGGGATAGACCACCTTCGTGATGTACACGTCCTCTTCAGGGATCGTGTCTTCCTTGATGGTCAGGCGGTCATCTGCTGCTTCTGTGATGGTCAGAAGGCCGTCACTGTAACAGGAACCCGTGACCTCCACCGTGTCACCCGGCTGGAAGGGATGTGGTGCTTGCAGAGCGATGAATCCACGTTCAATATCGGCCATGCGCCGGAGCGCCCGCTGCTGGAAGTTGTTGTTGGTATGCGCCCTGATGAGGAGTTCAAGCGCTGAAAGCTTGGCTTCCAGCGCCTGGTCATCCTCATCTGTGGTTACATACCGTCTCAGTTCTTCAACGGTAATAATCACACGGGTTCATTCCCTTCCGGCTATCACGCCTTTGTCTTCAGGATGACAACCTTGGATTCATTGGTCAGGGCGGGCATGCCAAAGGCGGTGCAGACAATCTCATCACCGACACCCGTCTTGCGCTCATGCTCGACCAGATTGCCGCGCTTGAGGAAGTAGGTGATGGCCGGGAGGTCATCTTCCGTCTCCGCATCGTTGTTCAGCTTGATGATCGGGTTGAGGTACACGCCCTCCTCAAGCTTGACCTTGTTGGACACGACCACATCACAGCCAGCAATGCGGCCGATAGCGCCCGTGGCCATCACGCCCGGGCCGAACTTGTCAGCAGACAGGAAGTCAGGATCTTTGCGCAGCTGGGTCTTCTGCTTGGAGTGGATCAGAATGACCTTCTTGCTCTCCTCTTCCTCACCGAACATGTCCACGCCGTCCACAATGGCGGTGTACTTGATGGCGGCAGTGGAAGCGTCCACGATGTTCTGAGATTCATACAGGACGGCCACACGGTCATTGTCCAGCTTCTCAGAGATGGACATAGCAATCTGGTTGGTGGCGGTGCCCATCGGGTTGCCGTAGCCGGAAAGCTGGGCTTCATCGGTCAGCATAACGCCCTTACCGATCTTCTTGATGCCGTACTGGGCAGTGGTGAAGGCCATCTTGGTGGTGTCAATCGGCTGGCCCTCCTCCAGATCAACCGCTTCACCGATGTAGCCCCAGCGCGGGACGGTCACCGTGGAACCCGGCACGCCGGACAGGGTGCTGTCCACCTTGATATAGCCCGTCATGACGGCCTTCTTCGCCACCTTGGCGTTAATCATATCGGAGACAACCTGCGGGTCAAAAACATCGCCATTGACCAGAGTGGTCACGTTAGTCAGATCTGCCATATTTCATTCATCCTTTCATCATCTGGCTGTACAGTTCGGGGTTGTCCTTGCGGAGCTGCACCCGGCTGTTATAGCCCATTTTGTCGAATTCTTCCTTGGTGACAGTCTTGTCACCGGGGTTCCCTTCCTCAGGCAGCTTGTTTTCAATGATATTCTTCTGCTTGCCCTTGGCTTCAAACTGGGTGGGCATCTGGGTCTTCAGGCCGGCAAGCTTGTCATCCCAGTCCTTGATTTTGCCGTCCTCAGTCAGGGACAGTTCGCCCTTTTCCTGAAGCTTGTAAAGCAGATAATCAACGTCAACGGCACCAGCGTCCTTGAGGGCAAACTTGGCTTCTGCCAGCACCTTGGTCTTCTCCAGTTCTGCCTGAAGCTGCTGAACCTGCTGTTCGTAAGCCGTAATCTTATTCTGGGCATCTTCCTGCCCCTTGGTGGACTTCTTCAGCGTTTCAATCAGCGCATTGGCTTCGGTCAGCTGCTGGTTCAGGCCGTCATGCTGGGTCTTCAGCTTGCCATACCTGACATCCATGTTCTCTTCGGATGCGAAGTACAGCTTGTTTGCCTTCAGATCGTTCAGGACATCATTGATGGCGGTGTCATCAAGACCCCGCGCCTTGAGGATTTCATTGATGGTCATGGGTATTCGTCCTTTCTACGCTTTTTTACGTGGGTTCGGCCACGGTTTTGCCCGTTCTTCTTTTACGCCTGGAGCGGAAAAGGCGAATGCAAAAGGGCACCCGGTTGGGGGTGCCCGTTAAGCCAATATCCTTGTCCATGTGTTCTTTCCGCAGATGCCGTCAACAGAAAGGCCCTTGGCCTTCTGATAGGCTTTTACTGCGGACAGCGTGTTCTTGCCGAAGATGCCGTCTGCTTCGCCGCAATCATAACCAGATTCGTTCAGCAGGAACTGAAGCACCTTCACCTGTGTGCCACGGCTTCCGTTTCGCAGGGTGTTCATGGAAATCACCCCCGATACGGTGGGCTGTGCGCTTGCAGTGGTTTCCTGCTCCGTTTCCGGCTCGTCAGGCGGGGGAGTGATGACCTCTTCACCTGTCAGCACCCCCGGCAGAGCGGCCCAGTGCGTCCATGTGCGGTCTTTGACGGCAGTCTTCACAACGCCGTACTTCGCTCCACGGGCTTCAACAGCATAGCCGCCGCCGATGTATACGCCCGTGTGGGTCATCGTGCCGCTTGCGTTGACGTGATACAGGATCACGCCCGGAACATCCGGCAGGGTGCCGATGACATCCTTCTTGTCCCATGCGACCTTGCGCCATTGGCTATTCGCTCCGCTGACAAGTTCCGTTCCAGCCGCCTTGCATGCGTATCGGGTCAGCTGGGCGCAGTCATACGCCTGTTTGCCGTCCCACTTGCAGCCTTCACAGGAATCCTTCTTGCCGGACAGCACGGGGCAGTTCTTGTAGATGTTGTTTTCCTGCGCAGGGTAGGCATTTGCCCGTTCCCTGCGGAAGGCGGGGCGGCATAGCTTTTCGCCATAGCCGCCATAGATGTACGCACATCCAAGCTTGCTGATGGCATAATCAGCAATGATTTGTCCCTTGGCAGTTGCCATGGTCACTCAGTCCCTTCTTCGATAGTGTCAGCAAGGCTGTCAGCAGGGATGATGACGGGGGCAGTTGCCGCCGCCTTGGCATCCACCAGACCTTCGGCCACGATGTACGCCACAAGGCCAGCGCCCGCCATAATCAGCGCCGCCACCTGCGTCACGGTGTCCTCCGCATAGCCGAAGGCCACCATCAGCATGGACACGAATTCCGTCACGGCCACCCACAGCTTGCGGGAAGTCAGCTTGCTCTTCCAATCAATCATGATTCAGTCTCCTTTCGTCTGGGCATGAAAAAAGCACCATTCACGTTGAACGGTGCTGATTGCAATATATTTGATTTCTTCAAGCAATTCGGAAGCAATACATCGCTTTACTCAAGCAATGGCACCACATCCTTTCAGGGCATGAAAAAAGCACCATTCATCTGAACGGTGCTTTAGGCTAATGCGAAATCGACCTTGCCAATAAGGTCGGCAATGGACTTTCCACCAAAGAAGGAATCTGTCATCAGTTCATCCACGTCATGGTATTCCTTCGTTTTTGAACCGTGCCATGCGTAGAAGGTCGGCACATAGTCTTTGACTTCAGACGTGATGCCGGATTCCTTGCCGCTGTATGAGAATACAACATCATTGCAGCAGTCAAGGATGATCTGCTTCAGTTCTGATTTACTCAAAAGATATCACCGCTCCTTTCTCGCTCTTCTTTGCTGATTTCTCTGGTGGTCTTATTCTTCAGCCTTCCATCTTCGTCCCACTCATAGTCATGGGCGTGTTCGCCATGCTGGCCGAATTTATGCCTATTCGGGAAGCCGTGGTCATCAGTGTGAAGGTCTTTTTGCTTCATGCCGTCATCGCCATAAAAGCTTCTTACATTTACAGCGCCGCCGGCATTCTTGCGGTCGATCACCCTGATTCCGGGGGCTGCTTTCTTGGGTGTGCTGGCGTGGCCAGAGATCACTTTATCCGCTTTAATTATACCACTTTTTCCAGTATTTTCAACGGTTTTTGCCGCTTTTAGATACTTCTTTTTGTAGTCGGTGAAGTCCTCAGTCTTGTCCAGTCCAAAGAACTTGGCCCGCTCCTTCAGCGTCTCCAGTTCCTTTTCATCCAGCGCCCACCGTGCCCTTGTCAGTGCCACACAGCGGCAGTTGCAGTCCTGCTCCGGCCTTCCGAATTTGCCAGGATACATGACCTTATAGCCGCCAGCTTCAAAGGGTTCATCCACCTCACGGATCTGGCCGTCCAGCTGCCTGTGAACGGGGCGGGTGGCACCGTCAAGCGATGCGTCCCACTGCTTGACCACATCCGCACCCTTCGCCTTTGCCGCATTCCTGGCATCGTCAGCGGACGCTTGCTGGATTCGGTGCCCCTCCGTCCTGACAATCCTGTTGGCATTGGCCAGGGGAAGCATGGTGCGGTCTGAGATATTCCGGGCAATCTGTTCATAGGGCAGGGAAGTGGCGATGCCCCTTGTGATCTCCTGCCGGACGTGCTTCTTGAGTTCGTCCATGTCGTAGCCAAGGGCGGCATACAGTTCGGTTTTCAGCTTGGAATCCGTGATGATGGCCTTGTGCGCCGCATTGCGGTCAATAGGCGTGATGACGTGGATGCCCTTGCTTCCCTTGCCCATGGCGTACATGGTGCCGACATAGCCGTCCGTGTAGCTGTCCGTCAGATACTTGTGGATGGTGTCATACTCATCCGCATGCAGCTTTTCCAGAATCGCTTCGACCTGCTTCTTCAGGCTTTTCTGGTAGTCTGCCTGATAGGCCCTTGATGGCGTATCATCTGCCTGAAGGATCTTGATGCGGTTTTCGATGTCCCGAAGCGCCCGTTCGTACTGTCTCCGCAGTTCCCGCAGAACGGTCTTTTCGGTGTGCAGCTGGTCAAGGATGACTTCCTTTTCAAGCTTATCCAATCACATCACCGTCCGGCGCTTCATCCTCCGGCACAATGGCCTGAATGGTTTCCGTGGCCTGATACGGGTCATTCACCTCTTCAGGCGGGGGCAGCTTGTCCTTGATATCATTGTATTCAATGTCAAGGATTTCGCAGATGTTCTGCATCAGCGTCTCATTGTCCAGCTTCGTGGCCAGCATCAGCAGGGTGTTGATTTCCGTCTGCTTTCGCTGGGCATCCGTCAGTTCAATCTGGGCATTGTCTGCCGCATTGGTCATGACCTCACGCTCAAAGTTGAAGTACACGTCCTTCTGCTGATAGTCGGTGCCGTTCAGTTCATTGATTTCGGCCAGAACGATCTTCAGAAGCTTGCGCATGAACTGCTTCAGCCGAATTTCAAGCTTATTGCACTTGAGGTCAAGCAGGGCGTATCGGCTCTTAATGACAATGTTGGTGATGTTGCCGTCACCCAGCTGGGCAGAGTTGAAGCCCATGCCGAAACGGTAGATGTTCTTTTCATCCAGTTCCAGCTTCGTCTGTCTGGCCTGATATGGAATGTCATAGGTCTGGATATCCACGCCGCCCTGATCCGATACGCCGATGTGCTTCTTGGCCTTGACGTTCATCATCAGTTCGTCAAGGTTATCGCCTTCAAAGCCCTTGACCACGCACAGCACTTCATTGGCATCCTGAATGTTGTTGGACAATCCGCAGGACATCAGGTCATAATCGTCAATCAGCGCTTTGATGGGCTTCAGACCGCTGAACTGCTTCTTGCAGTTATCAAGCCGGAAGAAGGGAATCATGCCAAAGTCTTCATAGTAGATTTTGCCGTCATCGCCTTCAGTCCATACCGTGTGCGGCCTGGGATTCAGCTTTTCGGATTCATCCGGCAGAATCTTGCCGTCATCCTCTTGTACATAATAATAGGTCTGGGTGCTGTCCCAGACCTGAATGCGCTTGATTTGCTTATTGTCCTTGCCGATGCGGTCAACGTACCAGAAGATGACGTATTCACAGCCGTCATCCGTTTCCTTCGCCTTGACTTCGACCACGCCCAGGGAATCCGCGCACTTGAAGGCCACACGGTCTTCTGCGTTCTTATAGGCATAGGCATATTCAAAGCCCTTGCTGACGCATCCCGTGATGACCTCATAGATTTCGGACATGAAATCTTCGTTGTCATTGAAGTATGCGTCAAGTTGCTCCTGAAGGTCTGGGTTATCGCTCTTCACGAAGCCGTCCTTGCCGGACAGCATGTACTGGACTTCCTGGTCAACCAGTTCCGTGAAGAACGGATGGCTGATCTTGATATTGCTCTTGGTCTTGTCTTCTTTGATGTTGCCGTGAGCGTCCATGAAGAGAACGATATAATTCTTGATATCGTGATCTGCTTCGTAGTAGCGCTGTCCTGTGCGGGCCAGCTGCTTCTTTGGGCTTGCAGCATCGGCATCAATGAAGGTTTTGATTTCCTGCAATGTCAGCATGGGGCATCCCTCCTTTCATTCTGTCGCATTATTGTCAGATTGTGGCGTTATGCCCACACGCCCCAAACCTCGAAGGTAGAGCCTGCCGGGATTACTACGTCACCATATGATTTAATTCTTATTTTCCCAATACTCTTCCCCATATTAGTGAGCGCAGAATCAAACGCATTCACAGATCTGTTCAAGTAAGAAGTTCCAGTAAATGAAGAATCAGAATAGACCGCCCATTCAGTCACATATATTCCGTAAGCATTATCAATTTTTGCAAAAAAGAAGCTTTCGGACGATGTACTAAATAGCGGACTGACCTCGCCACTTGACATCGCTGCTCCGTATTTATCATGTACAGATACTCGCACACGTCTAGCCCCTTCCGAAGGAAGTGTGTCAACCGCGCCGATTTTCGCTTTAATAATCAACGCTTTGAAATTGTACGCCATGCCCGCCGCTGTCTCGCTCCTGTCAATCTGGCTTGTTTCTGTTTCGAGCGTAAATGTTTCAATCCGTTCATATGTACCCGATATTGCTTTCCTCACGCTCAGTTCCGGTGCATCCTGACCATCGCCGCCAAGGAGGATATCGCCCGCATACCATGCGTTGCCGTCCCAGTCGAGGGTGTGGGCGTTGGAACGTTCATACGTATTGTTAGAAGAATCGTATTTTCCATTGCCAACAATATGTGCGTATTTACCAGATGAATCTACAACATTGCATTTTCCCTGAACATGCTGATAATCTCTTGCTACTGTTCCCAGCCCTTCAGCGTGAGAACAATTGCCGCGCGCTTCCGACAAGTACCCCTCTGCATGACTGCGCATGCCAATTGCCGCCGTTTCTTCTCCTTCTGCGTGACCGTGTGTCCCCGATGCTTCTGTACCATTCCCTTCGGTATGACTGTACGGACCGGATGCTATCGTGTTAATCCCTTCTGCATGGCTATACGCTCCGGAGGCCGTAGTGCTTTTCCCTTCTGCATGGCTGTGCGTTCCAGAAGCTACAGAATACTCACCTTCTGCATGACTGTATTTACCCGTGGCTTGTGTTACAGACCCCGTAGCCTGCGAATACATTCCTGAAGCTGTAACATTAGCGCCTATTGCGCACGAATATTCTCCGACTTGGCTGTTTCGCAGTCTTCCCACACTAAATGCGCCCGTTCCAACGGGATTGTGCGCATCCATCTTTCCAGATATTTTATTCGCTACATCTTTTTCTGCTCTATCTGCCTTATCCTTTGCGTCTTCGGCAATCTTCTTAACGCTCGCAATACTGCCGACCAGAGCTTTACTCAGACTGCGAAGGATGGATTTAATCTGTTCCCAAGATGCTGTATTCATCTCTCAGCACCTCCGTCAATCAGCATTGCTATCGGAAAACGTCAGCATAACCTGAATCATAGTTTCAGCCATACAAATGCACATGATGGTTTTAGAATCCAGTATCGGAACTGCCGCAAGCGGGGTTAACCATGCAACTTGACCGGACATTTCAGCACTGAGGACTGCGCCGCCAGAACACAAGGCAACACCCTGCTCGTATGTAAGCTGCGTCGTGAGTTCAGGATCGGCATATGCAGGAATCATTACCATTTCGCCACTAAACTCGCCGCTGGCATAAATGGTTCCACCACCGCCGCCACCGACCTTGCTGGCATCAATCTGCTTTGCCGTGCCGCCGCTGTTTACCAGCACCATGTCACCCTCAGAAAAACCGTCAATAACCGGGACTTCGTTGATGGGCTTAAAATTGATACTCATATGCTTCACTCCTTACCATTCGATGATGTTATTGTTTTCGTCGCAGAGAACCCCGTCAGCATCGCCGACAGCGACCATCAGGTCATTCTCAGCCAATGCGCCAAGGACTTCCTCATCGTCCACGACCTGCGGAGCGGGAACCTGTTCCCACGCATTACCGTCCGAATCCGTCACAAGGGCCATGTGCGCTCCTTCAGGTTCCGGCAGACCAGAGCCGCCGCCCGTGCCGCCCTCAATCGTCAGATCGACTGCTTCACTGCCATCGTAAGCCGTGCCGTTGATCGTCAGCTTCTTCGGATTGGCGATGCCAAGATTTGTCCGTTCCCTATACCTTGCCACATTGTCAGCGCCAATCTGCATGATCTCAACCTTCTTGATCTTCGTGCCGCTGCCGAAGTAAGCATTGAAGAAGGTAGGAACCGCCACGCCAGGATGATCAAGATCTTCAAGATGCCCGCCGCAGGTCAGCGCACTGTTGCCGAATGTATTGATGGCGATGCAGATTTTTTCAGCAAAAAGGGCGCTGGAGATTTCACCGTATGTCTTGTCGCAATCGCCGTTGGGCGTGAAGCGAACGACAAAGACATCATCCGGGATCGTGACAGCAACCTCTGCACTGCCGTCATATTCCGCATTGGCAGCGCCAGTCAGCTTCAGCGGATGCGGGTTAGCGATGCCCTTGTCCGACTGCGTGTAATACCGCGCCACATTGTCGTTGCTAATCTGAACCGTGCGGATAATCTTAATCTTGCCGTCCGTGCCAGTTTCAACGCATTCAAATGTCGGAATGCTATACCCCGTATCCTGTCTGTCTTTGGTAACACCGATATAATTGTACGTTGCGCCGCTGCCCAGATTCACAGCAATCACCGATCTCCCGGCGCTTCGTGCGTTCATGATATTCGTGTATGTTCCCGATTCGCATGCCTGGTTGTAGTTGAAGGGGACGATCAGAACACCTTCAGCGTTTTCACCAGCGGGGCCTTGAGGGCCAGTATCGCCCTTTTCGCCCTTCTCACCGCGCAGACCCTGAATGCCCTGTGGGCCTTGAGGGCCAGTTTTTCCCTGTGCGCCCGTGTCACCCTTTTCACCTTTCGGGCCTTGTGCGCCAGTGTCACCCTTGTCTCCCTTGGGGCCTTGCGGGCCGACCTCGCCCTGTGGGCCAGTCTCGCCCTGAATACCCTGAATACCCTGCGGGCCTTGGGCACCCGTCTCGCCCTTGTCACCCTTCTCGCCCTTCTCACCCTGCGGCCCGTCAAACTCTCCGCTTTCCTTGGCTTCCTCCAGAGCATCATAGAAGGCTTCCTTGGCTTCATTGGCTGTGCCATTCAGCTTGTCCATGATCTGCGCATACACGTCTTCAGCCGGAGCGGCAGGGGAGCCGCCAGCGCAGAGGATGCTTTTCTTTGCCGGAATGTATGCCGGGGTGGTCGTTTGCAGGTCACCCGCAAACACGCCCACACGGATTCTGAACGTGTCGGACAGCACGGGCACGGGGCAGATGTTGCCGTTGAATACAACGTCCCAGTGCTTGTCATCGTCATCAATCAGCCTGGCCGTCTTGACCGGGTATGCCGCCCATTCTTCGTCAAAGTCGAAGTCAATGACAAAATCGCTGTTGCCGCAGATGTAGACTGTGCGGTCTGTCTTCGTGGCAATCTTGTCCTGAACGGCAATGTGAATGATATGTTCCATGGGGATATCGCCGCCTTTCTTAATACTTCCATCCGCTTCCCCTGATGTGCTTTTCAAGGGCGTAGCGCATGGCATCCATCAGATGGTTGAAGTCATCAATCGGGACATTCAGCTTATTGCCGAACTTGTCCCTGTCCCAGGTGTAGTTGCTGATCTCCGTCAGGAAGTTGACGCATCGGGGATGAATGATGATTTCCAGATCCTGAATCCATTGGATGCCGTTCTGGATGCTGTCCTTGCCCTTGGCCGCAGCCGTGACCCTCAGGCCCAGCCCCTTCAGTTCGTCAATGCTTTTCGGCTCAGCAGAATCTGCTGTGATGCGCTCCTTGCCGTAGCCCATCCCCTCCACGGTGTCTGCAATGCGTTTGTTGCTCATGCCCTTTTCGTACATCTCATCAAACACAAAAAGCTGCTTGTTCTCTTTGTCAAGCAGCCCGCAGAAGAGGGTGGAAGGGTCATTGGTATAGCCGAAGTCAAGACCGAATGCGGATACCATGCCGGGTCTTTTGCGGATGGCATCCACGTCAAAGTCTTCTTCCTTCCAGTTTTCATAGATCAAGCCATCCACGATGCCCCAGCCGCCAAGACCTGCGACCGCATAGCGCCGGGGGTTCCTGCGCTTCATGTCCTCAAAGACCTTGATGTCCGCGCTGTCCAGCCATTCGTTGCACAAGTAATTCGTGGTCATGGCCAGAATGTCAGGGTCAGCCGGGGCATCGAAGAAGCGCTTCTTCAGCCAATGGTGTTCATTCCACGGATTGAAGGTGATTGTCCATTGCTTGAACAGCCCTGCCGGAACCTGACCACGGATGGATTCGTCCAGGATGTTGAAGTCATCTTCCTTCATGACCTCATAGGCTTCTTCAAGCCATGCCCAGCAAAGCACACCCTTGTCCACCGTGATGGACGTGACCTTCAGCGGATCATCCAGGCC